AAGGAGTTACACCGTCATAAGGATTATTCACAGGTAATCCCAAACTTCCATCCTGCTGTTCCTTAATAATAGCAGGAAAAGCAGCACCTGCAAATTCCTCTTTGGAGATTTCCTCCGTACCAGCTCCCAGGAAGTCCCATGGAATCTTATTCTGAAGATTGCCTTCAGGAGTATAATAAGGTAGATCCTTTCCTGTCTGGTTAGGAGCATACAATGCATAAAACTCGGTTTCCCCCTTAGGAATACGTATATTGATCTGATATTGTCCGTCCACCCCGGTTGAATTGAAGGGAAGCAGTTGATTATACACATACCGATTCAAATCTCTGTTAAAGATCATAAGTGCTATCCTTGGCTGGGCGGGAGCCTGAGGAAACAGAGTACCGGTCTTAAACCACTGAGAAGGATCAGAGGAAAATACATCCAGCAGATCGCTGTCACCGGTTTCAACACCTCTGGTTGTAAGATTTAGTCTGACAGTCACAGCATCCTCATCGAAAAACTGTTCCGAAACAGTATCTTCATTTCGGCAGGATACCGAAATAAAGCAAAGGACCAGTGACATCGTTATCATAGAGTACCTCACAGCCTTCATCATACGAATATATTTAATATTTTTCAACATAACATTAATCAATCAGTTATAGGAACCACATCAACAGCTTCCCATGGTTTTACACTTATACTCAGTGAGAGGGGATTCTGGCGGAAAAACAGTGGAAGAACCGCTTCTTGCCGTCCCGTTATCCGTATCTGCTCGGGATATTGTGCGATATATTGTGCCACATTTACAGTACAAAGAACCTTGTCACCCTGCATAAGACGGATCATTAGCGGGTCCTTGTCATCAAAGCGCAGGGTATTGAAGTCAAGCACGAAGCGATCATTCTCCTCGCCTGCGATAAACGGAAGGTCAAAAGAAGTTTCACCAGCCCGCTGTCCGGAAAGATAGAAACGTGCGGAAAGTGATTCCATTGTCAGGCGAAAACCTGCCTCCTTGTTCTGCTCAAACCAGGTCTGCGAATTGTTATCATCATCAGAAAGGACTACCGCATGGATTTTCACATGCTGGGAATAAAGGCGAACTACGTCACGGGACTCGTTCATAACTTTAGATGTAATAGCTGTTTCTCCCAGGTATAACCTGTCAAACGTACCGGATGCTCGTCCGTCCTTTTCCATTAGTTCGGGGCGGGAAACCGACGAACCTTTGTAGCTATCCTCTTTACCGATAATCGTTTCTGTCAAAGCGTTGCCTACGGCCACCACTTTATAATCCCCTTCCGGAAGCGTGACCTCCAGTGGTGAAAGCAGCCGTTCTCTCTCCAGATGATGCTTTTCTATAAGAACTTCGCCTTTGGCATCAAAAATAAAGACATCAATACCATCCACATATTCCTGTAAATGTTCCTGATTGTCATCAGCCAGATAAGAAAAGACAATCGTGTTGCCAAGACAGCCGCTCAAATCGTCATATACCCGATCACAGGCGGTCACGAGGTATAAAGTGAGTAGCAGCCCCAGCCAAGTGGGTATGTATCTTATGTTCATACTTTATACTAATTATTATAAATCAATGCAGATAACTTCCCCGGAAGAGATAACGTATACTTCTCCCGGGAATAATAAAAAAGGGAGGAGATAACCTTTCCCCTCCCCAAAAGTCAGGCGGATTCCGGTATTGACCTGTCAGAGCCAACACGGGAGAACCGCTCCGGCAAGTGACTATTACTCTCCTATCTGTTAAAGGATAGGGAAGACGTTCACAGCAGTCCAAGCTTGTACTTGAACACGAACAATAACATTCACATTTTCATCTTCCAAATCTTCCTGACCACCCGGTTCTGGAGTCACTCCTTCCGGAATAGTCGGATCTGTATCCACCAGGATACCCTGTCCGTTGTTCAATGTGCTAAGATTCAGATTGATCAGGTAACCACCCTTACCGGCCGGAACATCAGTCGTACCGTCTGTTGCACCTTCTGTCTTTGCATAACCGGATATAACTACAAAACGTCTGTCTACAGATACGCCTGCATCACCTGTTTTGAAAACGAAAGCGAGTTTTGGAGCATTGTTAGTCTTTCCGTAACCGGTAATTCCATTTGAGAAGAAGTTAAATGCCGCAGCTTTTTTACCTGCTCCGAAATCAAAAGCAGTTGCTGTAAAGTAGGAAGATACATCGGACAGGTCTGTCTTGCCATCAGGTTTGAATGTTCCATTGGTAAAATCATATCTGTCACCTGCATAAGTCTTGGCCCAGAACCAGTTTGCTTCTTCTTCTACTGTAAGTGCAGGAATAGAAAGTGTTCTGCTGAAACGGTTCATCAGGATACCCTGATTTGCAGAGGTCACGTCAACAACCTGCAACCATTTGCTCAAAGCGGCTTTCTTGCTAAGGTCAGACTTACCATCCCACACTTCGTTATTGAAGCCATCGGCAGCAGCCTTGAAAGCCGTCCATGCATCAGCACTGGTTTTTCCGTTGTTTTCAGCCTTACCCAGCCATGTCTTGCACCACTGTTCCGCCTCGGCCTTTTTTCCGTCTTTCCAAGTAACTTTGATAAATTTGGTTCCAGTCACTTGGAAACGGTTCATACTGGCAGCCAAGGTGAGTTCCGCTTTCTTGACGGTACGCTTATCCTGTTGGGGATCAACGCCATAAGATTCGGCACCAACAGTGGTAAGTTCTTTGGAACCTGCATAGATCACTTCATTAATTTTAGCCTTCAACAGTTGTTTGCTAACATCAGACACGGGCTTGTTCTCAACCAATGCACCTTGAGGGTTTGCAATAACAAGAGCTTTTGTTGCGCCTTTGTCCACGTTAAGGAATTTATAACCTCCTGTCGCTTCACCAGCTCCCACGGCGGTAGATGAAGTCAACTTAGTAAAATCATCAGACCCCTTCGTAAACTCCTTCGCAAAGACAATATCATCTCCCTTTAACAAGTACACATGCAGTTTTTCAACCGTTGCCGGATCACCATTGTTGGCAGTGTTCTGCAAATCGCCCATGGCGGCACGTGTACCGGGACCGGGCAATGCTACTGACATCATCACATCAACCGGCTGATTAGCACCCTCCGGTACAACCAGATTTTCTTCATTGTTACATGCAGCAAACAACGCCAGCGAAGCCACTGCAAAATACTTCATCACTTTCATAATTTGAATTGTTTTAAATTGAAATTACTAATACAATATATAACTGAGTTACATCCGCAACCCACGATTTATTCATTTACCCTTACAGCCTTGAATGCTTTCGCACGGTTACATCCCCGAGCCGCTGCCTCTTCCAACAGTTTCTCTGCCTTCCTCCAATCACCTTTCATATCATAGGCAATTGCCATTGGGAACAGGACACGACTGTCTTCTCTTACCACTTCCAATACCTGCAACGCACCGTCCGCATCCTTGCCATATTTCAACAAGGCATTGGCATAATTCAAAACCGCCACAATGTCCCCCGGAAACTGCTCGTATGCCTTCTTATATACCGGCAGAGGATTCTCCCCCCGGGAAGCATACAATCCAGCCAGCTGGTACATTTCGTACAGGCTAAGACATTCAGGCTTGGTCTCAAAAACTCCGGGGAGTTCCTCCGACGTATAAGGCCTTACATCAAAGCTGAGACTGAATGTTGTACGCCGCAGAGCCGGGTAAAACTCTTCCAAAAGAATATGGTAAGTCTTATCATTATCTAACTCACGGATAGCCGACTCACGTTCCGTATCATTTGAGTTATGTTCAATGATAAAAAGGATTTTGTCCTTATTGGAAAGAGTGGAACCACTGACTGCTGCCTTAAGACCTTCCCAGTCTTCCCCAACCCCTTCGGTACGATAAACCGGTGCTTTCTTGAGGGCGGGATATTGACTGGAAATATAATTTGAAAGGGTTTGAGTCCGTCTTTGCGCAAGGGATTTGTTATAATTAAAATCTCCTTCGGGAGAAGCGTAACCTTTTATATACACATCCTTTAGCTCCGCCCCTTTAATCAATAAGTTTTCAGATACAAATTGGCCGAGTCCGGCAAGCTCCTGACGGTTATCCGCAAAGGTCTTGCGAAGATCGTGTTGTGCCACGGGAAAAGTCACTTTACAATCAAAAGAATCCTTGTAGCACTTGACCAGCACCTTTTCCGGTTCGATAAAATCGTAGGCATAATCTTTCGCTCCAAAGAGCGGAATACCGGCTTGCAATGCAATACCATCGTTTTTACTCATACCACATTCGGCACAACCATATAACTTTTCATCCACAACAAGATGACCATCTGCCATCCAACTTTCAAAAGGGAAACTGCTTTTGAATGTCAAGGGTGTTTCTTTCAGCTCCTTGACGGAATGCACCTCACCGTAGCCAAGCTGGTCACTCTTCACATTATGCAGGGTCTTGCGACGTTTAACAACCTTATACCTCCTTCGGCCGGAAATGCATACAGGTTCCAGTTCCACACTTTTTTTTCCATCCACTGAAACAAAACGGGGAGAAATATACATCATTTGCTGGCTTTTCAACTTTTCGACAAGCCCTATCGAAAATTCTATATCCAATTTATCCCCGTCCGCGCTTCTCTCTACACGGCTTCTATAATCCGCAAATCCAAATTTCCGCCGAATCCGGAACGAAGCGTTCAATTTTCAGGCAAAAGAACAAAACGAAGCGTTCAAAAAAAAGGCTGCACACAACACTTATAAAGCCGGAGCAAAAGGTTAATGAAGACCTCTGTTCCGGCTTTATAGTTTCATAAAAATGACTTTATAACGGCATTAAAATAATGCTTTAATAATTTGTCTAACTGATTGAAAAAACGTATCTTTGTTAGTAGTTAAGCTGCCATTTTATCAATGGGAATGCCTTGCTTTTTAAACAACATTATATCAGTGTATCCTGCAGAATAATTCATGTGGGCATTGAATTCTCTTTTTGTGCAGCCTTCAAATGGATTTCCGATGGTTTTATTTGCCCCAATCCACTCACACAATTCAATTATAGATGATTTGTTTGATGTAAAATAAACGAATGAATGACCTTCGAGGACTTTTAAAACATCTAAGTAATCGGACATACGCCAATACATGTTGTACGTTCCGACATCAGTGGATAGATAAGGGGGATCAATTAAAAACACCACTCCAGGTACGTCCTTATATTGATTATAGACCTCTTTGTAGTCGCATGAAACGATTTCCAGCCCTTCTAAATAGTCCAATGATTCAGGGTATCCATTCTTACGGATATTGTTATAAAGAACTTCCTTGCTCATTTCCTCCACAGACAACTTATATTTCATAGAGAACATAAGGGATGACGATAGAGTAATGAAGTCCACGTACCCCACACTCGCTTCCTCTTCTTCAATACGCTTTAAAACGCATTCCCTCAGCTTTCCTTTGATTGCCTTATGTTTGGGTACCGAATCCCCTACCAGCGTTCTAATGTCGGCTAAAAGCTTATTTGTATGTGGAATATGAGCCAGCCTAAATCGGTAGTTATCAAAATCGTTATAGACAACAGTGGAAGTTGGTTTCATTCTTTTGGTAATATGGGAAAGTAACCCCGAGCCACCAAACAGATCCACAAAAACGGTATCATCAGGAAACTGGTCCAATACCTTTATAAATTCTTTGGCAAACATTCTTTTTTGGCCCACAAATGGCAGCGGTGCCGACAGATTCATTTTCGTCATACGTTCAATTCAAATTTAATATTTTCAACTCCGGATAACAGTTCCAGAGTCTGGTCAATGTTATTTTCATATATATGCACATTCCCAAGGTTAAGAGTTATGGATTTCAAAGGAAGTTCCACCTGTCTTGCCATCAGATAAAGATGATAAATATCAGCCGGAAGCCCAAGGTTGGCATCAGAACTGCGCTGGTATGCGGATAATACCAGTTCCCCCTCATCAATCTGGAACTGTACAAGGCTCAGGCAGGGTGCCTGGTTGCTTTCCACCCCGGTCTCTCCAAGGAACAGAACATAGTTCTTGCTGTTGCGTTTTTCCTGATTAATCTTGGCTATAAGGGGTGGAAGCTTTTCAAAGTAAGTGGGGTAGCTATTCACAAGGGTATGGCCACAATAGTCCCACCAGGTAATACCTGCCTCCTTATATCTTTCCACATCCCGAATACCCTGCATAAACAGTTTCAATTCTTCTTTCAGTTTCTTTCTGGCTATCCCATGGCATTCAAATATATCAAGTAAATCAGCTGGGGTCAGCATGAGCCTTTCGTTCAATAGGTATTTGATACAGCCTTTCTTGTTGGTTTGGGTCTTGCCCGTTTGGAGTATCTTGTCTAATGTCTGGTAATACTTATTCATAAGCTATTGATTTTTGTCTGTGCAAAGTTAGCCCCATCAGATAACACAAGGTATCTCCGGCATATTAATCACACTGCACCGAGCGTGCAGTGCTTTCCAAACCGTTTGATAATATCATACACCTTGCGTTCGCTTACTGAATATTTATTTGCCAAAAAAGCCACCGCATAAGTGGTCTTCTCACCCCGATTTTTCATGACCTCATACTCTGTATATAAGTCTATGAATCGAAGGTCATCCTGCTTGCCGCCCAAACTTATAAGCAATTCAAGCGGTTTTCTGTTAAATTTAAGTGCTTCAAACAATGTCATATCCAATCATTTTTGTACTTTTGCAATGCCAATCATTTATTTAATGCGTAAAAACGCCACGAGAGTGCGGCAGAGGGCATTGCCCCCGGTCGCGCACTCTCGTGGCGTTTTGTGTTAATAAATGATTGGCGTCTATATTAACAGGCCGGGGGCTTTTTTTATCCCTCCCCCGAAGGGATTGTCAATCATTCAATCCGGTACAAATCCAATTTGAATTTATCCTTCTTTTTCCAGCCTTCAGCCAGAACTTTCTGAATGAATCCTACTGCTTTTGTATAGAAGTCTTTCAGTTCATCTAACTGGGTAAAAGTATGGTATTCCGGTTGTTCATCCGAACCAAACTTAAACGTCACCGGTAGGGTTTCTCCGCCCGTCTGAACGGCTAAATCGTATGCAACCTTATAGTTGTACTGGTTCTCCGTAGAAAGCCATACAGGAGCACCCTTATAGGTGAATCCGGACAGGATAGCTGCATCAGTCTGTCTGTTATACCAGGACATAACCAATGTGCGAATTTCCTCGCCGGTAGGTTTATGGTTAAACTCCTCTTCCATGTAGGAGGCAGAGCCGTCCTCTTTCTCCTGCACATCCCAGCGGATGCGCCATTTGTCTTTAACCGGATTCGTGCATTCCATCAGCGACACACCGGCATTTCCTTCAACTCTTCTCATGTAAACACGTATTTGGTTCTACCTTTGCCGAAGGTCTCTGTCTTGATGGTCGTTTCAAACGGAAAGCCATCCGGCATTTCTTTCACTTGTGCGAGAATATTCTTCATCTCCTCGCTGTTGGTGAAGAACTTCTTTGCCTCACCGTTCACTTCAATGGCCACAATACAGCGGTCTTCTCCCTGCTCGGTCTTGATACCTGTTTCGAAGTCCTTCACTACAATCGGTAAGTTTACCAGTTCCCGGATGCTTACCACCACGCCGGGAAATCGCTTCTTGCCGTCCTCCGGCTTGTAAGCGACATTCAAGTCTTTAAAACTTCTCATTTCTTTGCCTGTTAATTTTTTAAACAATTTATTACAGTCGGCGTGTTTCGTCATGCCGTAGAAACTGGCAATCAGTTCCCGCCGTCTTCTTCTCGATTTTACCTCGTGCATCTTCCGGGCAAACTTCTGCTTGATACGTTTCCGCAATCTCACATAGTCAGGACGGATAACATAGCCAAGGAAATCAATGCCTTCTTCTACAGGGAACACCCGTTCATTCGGCTTAATTTCCAAGTCTATTTTCTCCATTTGCCCGTGAATAACATCACGAATCTTCCACAATTCCGCTTTCGTTTTACCGATTACCAGTCCGTCATCGCAATAGCGGTAGTAATAACGAACCCCGTACCTGTCCTTCAGATAGTGGTCTAAAAATACAGACAGAAGCAGGTTGCCTGCTCCTTGTGAACTGCGCAGTCCAAAGCTGATACCCTCCGGCAGCATTGTCACGAACCGCTCCAGCAGCACCAACAGCCTTTCGTCTTTGAACACCCTGCGGAAGCACCACATAACAAAATCCTGCCGCACATTGTCGTAGAACCTGCGGATGTCAAACTTGTAGGCATACAGCGTGTACTCCGGGTCTTTTTGCAAATCGGTACGTATGCAATTCATCAGATCATGAGTGCCACGACGTTTAATGCTGGCCCCGGTAGTCCGGATATAGCGTTTCTGCAGGTGACGGTCCAACACGTTCATTACGGCATATACCGCGATGCGGTCATACATGGATAAAATCTGCAGGGTGCGTTTTTTTCCATACTCCTCGATTTCTCTTTCATGGTATCCGCCAAGCTGAAAAGAACCGCTTGCAATGGCCTCCGTCAATTTGGCGATAACTTGCTCCCTATGGGCAAGCAGATACCGTCCCTGCGTTGACCTTTTACGATCCGTTCCGCGCAGTACGGTATCGAATGCCTCCGACATATTGGAGTATTCGATGATTTCCTCTATGATATATCCTTCCCTGCGCATACAGTTCTGCTGTTGGTTTGTTAATGCGGAAGATAAGGGCCTTCCTTTCCCCGGGCCTGACTTCTTCGAACTGATAACAGCCTACCAAACTCCACCCGACGCGTGATTTTTCAGCTTTCCACCCTAATGGGTGCTGTTGCTGTGGCTTGCTTCCCTCGGCACCGCATTGGGGACACGTCCCCGGTGCTGTACGCCGATTAATTAGATTTCCAGACGCGAGCCGACATACGCAAG